GATCGTGAAGCGGTGGGAGACGCTAACGGGCAAGAAGGCGATACGTCAAACAATAGGTGAACTGTAATGCCACGAGGACGTAAAACAAAATACGAACCTGAGCGCGTAAAAAAGATCCTCGATGCCATCCGCATCGGTGCCACATACCAGCACGCCTGCAACTATGCTGGTATTGATATTGACACGTTTGCCAATTGGCGTGCCAGATATCCGGATTTTTCGGATCAAGTAAAGCAGGCGGAGGGTGGCGCGCTCGTCGGGTGGCTTGCCAAGATTGAAGCAGCAGCGAACGATGGAAACTGGCAGGCCGCCGCGTGGAAAGCTGAGCGCCGTTACCCTGACGAGTACGGGCGGAGGGTGAATGACAACCGCAACACGCACAGCGGGCCGAACGGCACGCCAATCCAGATCCAAACCTACGACTACGCCACTGCTGCTGCCGCGCTTGCGGCAGGATCAAGCGGCGATCGTGAGGGCGCTGCAAACGAGTAACACGGTGATCGTAGCGTGTGGGCGTCGATGGGGTAAAACCCTCATGGCCGGTACGCTTGCGTTGCATCGTGCCGCCGCTGGAGGAGCGGTTGCCTGGGTGGTACCAACCTACCGCAACGCTCGGTCGCCTTGGCGCTTTGCGGAGATGCACGTCGGCTCTCTTGGTGAACTGAAGCGCTCCGAGCGTATCGTGAGCATCGGAGCGGGAAGGCTCAGCATCTACACCGCGGACAACGATGTGGGTATGCGCGGTGAAGCGTTCGACCTGGTGGTGGTCGACGAAGCGGCAATGATCCGTGAGGAGACGTATACCGACGTCATTCTTCCTACGCTTGCCGATCGGCAAGGGCGCATCCTGCTTATCAGCACGCCCAAAGGCCGCAACTGGTTCTGGAGAGAATGGCAACGCGGGAAGCAGGGTGAAGCGAACTTCTCAGCGTTTCAAGCGCCCACGAGTGCCAACCCGATTCGCTCGATACAGCAGGCAGCTGCGCAGGCACGTGAGCGCGTGAGCGAACGCACCTACCGCCAGGAATGGCTTGCGGAGTTCGTCGAGGACGGCGGCGGGGTGTTCCGTGGCGTGCGAGCCGCGGCTACCGTTGAGCCTGGTACCACCAGGCCTATCGAAACGCATCAGTACGTCATTGGGGCCGATTGGGGACGCTCCAACGACTACACCGTCTTCACGGTGCTCGATGCTACCACGCGCCAGGTCGTGGCCATCGACAGGAGTAACCAGGTCGAGTACGAGACGCAACGGGGCCGGTTGCGTACGCTCGTCGACCGGTGGAAGGCTGCTGTGGTTGTGGCAGAGAGCAATGCCATGGGACAGCCCATCATTGAAACGCTCTCCCGCGAACGCATCCCCGTGAGACCGTTCACCACGACCAATGCCAGTAAAGCCGCTATCATTGATGCGCTTGCCTTGGCGTTGGAGCGTGGTGAATTGGCACTGCTCAACTACGAACCGCTTATCGGGGAGATGGAGGCGTTTGAAGTCGATCGCACCCCTAGCGGGTTGACCCGCTACGGAGCTCCACACGGCATGCATGACGACTGCGTGATGTCGTTAGCACTTGCCTACAGTGCCGTTGGGCGGGTGAATAGTGCACGGGGAGCGTTTGGGTGAGAGCAATCGCCGCGATATTACTGTGGGTGCTTCACACCGTGTGCTATACTATGGGCATGGTGGCAGGATTGGTGGTTGCCGTGCTGGTCGTGGCGTGGAGTGCCATGCAGGCAGGCTACCGAGCCGGGAGGTACCGATAGATGGCATCGTGGATTGATCGCACCCTGAGCCTCTGGCAGAATGTCAAGGCCAAGCCTCCAGAGCCGGGACAATTCTACCCACCCTCCCGTCTGGGATCACCCGGGCCTATCTCCTGGACAGGCTGGCCAGATCTCGGTGGTCAGGGTGCCGGGCTTACCCAGAGCACCAACCAGCAACAGCAGGATCTCCGCAACGCTCGCACCGCGGTGCAATCGGTGTGGGTGTATAGCGCGTGCAACGCCATCGCAGGCGAGATCAGTGCTGCACGCCTGGTCATTCGCAAGCGCGTGAGTGACGAAGGCGAAGAGGAGGTCGAGAACCACCCGTTTGAACGGCTCTGGGAGCAACCCAACCCCTTTTTCGGGCGTGCATCGCTCATGGCCTATTGGTCGTGGTCACTCATGCTGACAGGCGAAGCATACCTCTTCTTGCGTCCTGTTGGTGGGCAGTTAGCAGAGATATGGCCAGTGCCACCCTGGTCAATCGAGCCGATACCAGATCCGGGCGCGTTTATCTCTGGGTACCGCTACTCGCAGGGCATCGACCGGCCACCTCTCACCATTGAGAGCAAGTATATCGTTTACAGCAGGCTCACGAACGTCTTTGACCCTCGGCGTGGGCTCTCTCCACTTGCCGCTGCCATGGTTGCCGTGGATAGTGACCTGGCCATGCGCAATTGGAACAAGAACTTCTTCTCACGTGAGAACGCTGCACCAAGCGGCATGATTAGCGTGCCACGCGACACGCTTGACAGTGACCTGGACGTCATCAGGCAACAGATCTGGGACTATTTCGGTAGCGGGCAGCGTCGCGTGGGTGTGGCACGCGCTGGTGACCTGGCGTGGACAGCGTTCGACCGAAGCCAGAAAGACATGGAGTTTTTAAGCGGGCGCGAGTTCGCACGCTCCGAGATCAGCCGTGCGTTTGGTATTCCTGACGGCTACTGGGACAAAGACGCCACACGAGCCAACAGTGACGGTGCCAAAGCCACCATGCTTGAAACCGCGGTATGGCCGAAACTGGTCATGCTGATGGAAGACATGAACGCCCAGGCTGCACCCTACTGGATTGATGACGAAGACCTCCGCATCACGTTTGACGACATCAGGCCGCGCAACGTGGATCAGGAGCTCAACGAGTTCAAAACCTACTCGCCAGTGCTCACGGTCAACGAATTGCGAGCGTTGGCACACTATGACGCGCTGCCCGATTACCGCGGCTTGATGCTGCTTGACGAAATGAAGAAGGGAATGCCGATGGCCTCCACCATTCCGGCGCTCCTCTCCGAGCAGCAGGTGGGCGAGGCACCCGAAGCAGAAGCACCCATGGAAGCGGCACCCGAAGCACCTGTTGAAGCGATGGCAGCACCGGCGGAAGAGCAACCGGCGGAAGAGATGCCAACCGTGGAGGAAGAGGTGAAGCGCTGGGAGCGCAAGGCGATCAAGTCGCTCAAGCGCAACGGCAGGGCGTCGGTAACGTTCGAGAGTGACGTCATTGACCCTGAGCAGCACGCGGCGATTAGCTCGGCTCTCAAGACGGCCACTACGGTTGAAGACGTGTACGCCGCGTTCAAGGCACAATCGAAGCCAACGCCAGCCTCTGATGCACGCGCTACCGATGCCATCGACGCGGTAGAAGCTGAGGCGCTGCGGTGGGCACGGTGGGCACTGGAGGAGCGAACATGAGCACCGCTGATCGCCTTGCAGCCCTTACCCAAGCGGAGATTGAGCGTATTGTGCAACGGTACGCTACGGCTCGTGATTGGGAGGGGTTCCGACGCGAGATGGCGCGGGCCATTGCAGCCGGTCATAGTGCAGCCGTGTGGGCATCGGTAGCCGAGCGCAACTTCGGCGGGAAAGTACGCCAGTGGTTGAGCGGGTTGGTTGGTGATCGTGCCCTCCCCAAGGAAGACCGCGAACGGCTCAAAAAAATTGTAGCCCAGGAACTTGGGTACCTCGATCGGTTTATCGAAGATGCGAAGAAGTACGCCATCGTTGGCGGTGTGGTAGCGTACCTGATGAGTCAACAGCAGGTGGCAGCGCGTGCAGCGTTGTATGCCGGTTCGGTTCGTCGCACCTACTGGGAACGGCGCTACGGTGACTGGGAGATACCCGATCGTCTCATTCCTGGCAACCAGCAATGCCTAGGCAACTGTAAGTGTCGGATCTCGATTCGTGACAACGGCGACGGTTCAGGCGTGCTCACACGCACCATGGGCAGCGAGCCACACTGCACGGAGTGCCCCACGTTGGTAGGCGACCATACGGTATACCGGAGGGTGGAATGGGTTTTACGATCCAGATAACCGCGGATCACGCCGCCATTGAGCGTATCAAGCGCAACTTGGAGGGCATCCCCAACAACGAGCTCAAGAAGCGCATCGCGGACACCGTGGCCCAGGAGGGCGTCATTCCGCGTGCACGCTACTACCCTCCTGAGCCTGGTCGACCGCAGCCGTTCAAGACGGCGAAGCAGCGGCGGGCGTTCTTTGCCATGCTTCGGGATGGACGCATCAAAGTACCCTACCCGCGTACCAACAGACTACGCAACGCCTGGCAACAGGTAAATGGCGACCCGTTCACGGTGAGCAACGACACGCGCTATGCCACGCTGGTACAGGGACAGCAGGGCGAACAGGCACGCTACCACGAGCAAACCGGCTGGTTCACGGTCGAGCGGATTGCACAGGAAACACAGGACAATGATGCTGAGCGCCTGGCGGTGGGTGCGATGATGGAATGGTTGGTGAGCAGTGGACTCACCTAGTACGCCAGATCCTAAAGCCATGCGCGTACGCAACGCGCTGCTTGAATTGCTCAGGGCGTGGGAGGAACTGCACGACCTGCCACGCGCTATCCCAACCAAGGTGGAACGGGGCGAAGCGGAGAAGAAGCGGGAGCACCATAATCGTAGTTGACAAGCGTGGTGTGGTATCCTATCCTATAGCCAATAATCGCCATCGGCACCCCGGCGGCACCGCTACTCTGATGAGGTAACGCTGTGCCGTTCGTAAGCAAGAAGCAATATCGGTGGGCGTTTGCGAGCGGGCAACCGTGGGCGCGGCGTTGGGCGCGGGAAACGCCAAGCCTAAGCAACCTTCCCGCTGAAGCCAAGGCGTCGGAAGACATGGCAGCGGCACCGGCTGCAGCGACGGCACCGAGTAGCGGTAAGCCCATGACGCCACAGGAGCGTGCACGCCATGCCGCGCTGGTACGGTGGGAGAAGGCCAAAGCTGCAGGCAAGAAGCCTGGTGCAGGCAAGCCCAAAGCACCCGCGGGCCCAAGCCCAGAAGAAGTAGCGGCGCAAACGGCAAACGAGATTGAGCAGGCCGGCCGAGGGTTAGACAAAGACTCCCTTGGGGCCTTGCAAGCGTTTGCCGATGGCGGGCAACTCGACGCGGACAAAGCGGAGCGCCTGGTTAACCTGGGATTGGTCGAGAAGGATCGCGACGGCAACTTCCGCGCTACAGGCGACGGCAAGTCGGTTGCCAACGCAGCCCGAACCGGCAACACGCGTCAAGCCTTGGACGCGCTTTCTCGTGCGTCTGATCGTATGGGCACACGTGCCGAACGGGAAGCGAGCAAGCAAGCTAGAGAGGCGGAGCGCGAAGCCAAGAAGCGCGAAGCCGAAGAGAAGAAGCAACAGAAGAAGGGCGGCGGAGGCGGAGGCGGGAAGAAGGACGAAGAGAAGCAGAAGGCCGAAGCCGAAAAACAGAAGGCAGAGGCTGAGAAGCAAGAGCGCGAAGAATTGACGTTGGCGCTTGATCTTTGGGAGAAGAACAAGCGTGGGCTGAGCCTGCGTGAGCAGGTACGCGCCATCCAGTTAGGTATTGCCAAGTTTGACAATGCGGGCAACATTGTCAGGCTTCCTAAACCAGAAACCAAAGCGGAAAGTTACACCCCTCCTCAAGCCGTGCAAGCGGCTGCACGACGCGCACTTGAGCAGCGAGCCGATCAACCGCCGAGTAATCGCGCTGGTACGCCAGTGGGTATTGCACGAGCGCGTGACCTGGCCAATGGTCGATCGGTATCAATGCCGATTGTGCGTCGCATGAAAGCGTTCTTCGATCGACACCGTGGTACTAAGCCAACGACGCAGCCGGTCAAGGATAGCAAGTGGCAACAGGCGTGGGGACTGTGGGGAGGTGACGCGGGCTACCGATGGGCGCAATCGATTGTAGCGCGTGAGGCAAAGGCCAACGACCCAACCGATCCGGAACTCTGGGCAGAGTCGATCCGCGAAGCCAAGAAGAAGTTCAGGGTGTACCCCTCGGCCTACGCCAATGCGTGGGCGGCCCGTCGTTACAAGATGAAGGGCGGCACGTGGCGCAGTGCCACAAAGGATCTTCGGGAGTGGTTCGCTGAGGAGTGGGTTGACATCAGCAGGCCGAAAGACGGCGGCGGGTACGAGGTATGCGGGCGCCCCACGGAGGGCATGAGCCAGGAGGAGTACCGGCAGCGTTACCCGAAGTGCCTACCCAAAGCGCGAGCCATGAAACTCACCGAGGCGCAACGGTTGCGATTGATTCGGCGCAAGCGCCGATCTGGATTGCCAGAGGATGGTGCACCCGTGATGACGAGTAGTGAAACCAAAGACCTGGAAGCCGTAGCAATGGATCTGCTCGACGAGGCGATCAAGCACGGCAAGCACAATCAGGCAAGCCACGGACGACGCACGGCACGGCGACGAGCCTACAGTGCAGCCTATAGCCAAGCGCGTTCCGGTGGTGCAAGCCCTGCGGAAGCGCGTGAGAAGGCCAAAACGGCTGGAGCGGAACGCCAAGCGGAGCGTGATGTACGCGCTGGCAGGTTGCGTGAAGCGGTGGAGCGTCGCAAGGCGGCACCCGCTCCTGCTCCTGCTCCTGCTCCTGCACCCAAACCCGCAGCACCCGCGGCACCGAAACCGGCAGAGGAGTTTGGTGGTGCTCCCATTATCCGTACTATGACGATGCGATCGGGGCAGCAAGTTCCGGTGTACGGAGACAAAGCAGCCGAGGCGCGGTTCCGTGAACAGAAACTTCGGGAGCAGGAAGCGCGACGGGCTGCACGGGAGAAGGCGAAACCGAAACCTGCAGCCAAGCCAAAGGCAGAAGCGGTAAAGCCTGCAGCAAAGCCCAAGATGACACAGCGTCAGTACGATCGTCAGTTGATGGCGTTCGGAGACAAGCGAGACGCGGCAAACGCCAAGCGTGATCGTGCCGAAACAGAACTTCGCAACGTAGAAAACCGAATTAAAGATCTAGAAGCTCGGGCAAGCCGGAAGCGAAACCCAGATATCAACGCACAAATGGACCTTCCGGCACTCCGACGAAGTATCCCGACGTTACGAGCAGCACTTGTTTCAGCATCGACTGAAGCGGAGCAAGCGTTCAACGCCATGCGCGACTTCTATCGAGAGTTTGGCCCACGACCCAAAGCGGGCAAGAGCGTCACCGAACTTGAACTTGACCTTCTGGAGCTAGACGATGTTTGATCTCCTTCTCCGACATATCAACGCTGAGCAGTACGCGGCGCACGCCTACGCGCAGATTGCATCGTGGGCTGACGCCAACGGGTTCGAAGGGCTACGCGATTGGGCAGACGATGCAGCAGGTGAAGAACAAATGCACGCCAAAGCGTGGATGGATTACGCCAGGTTGCGCGGTGCTGTTCGGATGCGACCCATTGCAGCCCCTCCCGAGCTCAACGGCTACCTGGAGGCTTTGCGCGTGGCACTCGACGTTGAGAAGGCGGTAGCGGCAAGCCTGCAGGAGATTGTCAACGCCAGTCCAGAAGATGAGGGTACCGCGACCCTTGCAGGTGATTACTTGCTCAAGGAACAATGGCCCGCAATTCATCAGTTGGAGATCTACATCAAGAAGATTGGGCGTGGCGCACCGATCGATCTGCTTGACGCAGAACTGTTTGAGGAGGAGTAGACATGGCAGAGCGATATGGCGGCGTACGCCGAACCGAGCTTGAAGATAGCGACTTTGTGTTTCCTGAAGAGCGGGCGTTCCCCGTCATGACATCGAAAGACGTGAAGGATGCGGTGTCGTCTTGGGGACGGTACCGCGGTGATGAGACGTTTGAGACGTTCAAGAAGCGCCTCACCGCACTTGCCAAGCGCAAGGATATGGAAGATGCCCTGCCTGCAGAATGGCGTCAGGAAACGAAGGGCGAAGAGCCGTTCGATCCGTTTGCTATCAAGGCCGGTCGTCGTCACCGGAGTAGCGACATGGCAACCATGAAGGCGATGTACCAGCATACCAAGATGTACTACGCCAAAATGGGTGAGTACATGAAAGCGCTGGGTGTCGACGAAGAGGGTGACGATGGGGATGGCGATGACGATAGTAGCGAAGTATTTGAAGAGCGTGAGGAGATGCCGTCAGAAATGAAGGCACTCACGCTGCAGACGCTCAATGACATGGTATGTGATGCCGTATGCGAAGCCCTCGAAGACCTCGACCTCCTCGAAGAAGACGATGAGGATGAAGACGTCGCGATGATGGCCCAGATGGCACAGCCGGTCATGGCGTCGTACCGCAAGGGTTCGCGCTACGAAGATGACGTAGACTATCCTGAAGTCTACGTCTACATGGATTACGCCATTGCCTGCTTGGGTGATGGGGAAGATTGGAAGATCCCGTACGACATGGAGGGCGGCGACGTGGTGCTCGGCACTCCGGATACCTGGGAGCGGGTTGCTATGGAGTGGGAGCCCATTCCTGGCGCGTCCAAGCTCGACGCCCAGGGTAATGAAGTCAAAATGCTTGACGACGGTACTATCATTGCTCAGGCGGTGCGATTCGGTTCACCCGATGAGCACGATATGAGCGCCTACAAGGATTTCTTCACCAAGAGCACTGACTTCTGGTTAGAGCGGTGGGACAGGCGACCGATGCTCTACCATCACGCCATGGATGAGGGTACCCGTGATGCACCCGTGATTGGGATGTGGATCAAGGCGTGGACGGATGACGCGGGCGTGTGGTTACAAGGGCAACTCGACAAGGCGCACAAGTACCACAGTGCTATCAAAGAGCTTGCACGGCGCGGGTTGCTCCGTGTCTCAACCGACAGTGCACCGCACCTGGTGCAACGGGAAGCAATGGCAAACGGGGTAAACTACGTGAAGACCTGGCCGATTATGGCGGCCAGTCTCACGGTTTCTCCGGCGGAACCACGGTTAATACCTGCTGAGCTTAAGACCCTGTTGTCTGAGCTTGGCATTGACATAGCGGCAGATGCTGACGCTACATTCGAAGCCGATAGGCCACAGGCGAAGGGCGACGATGGAAGGGCGTGGCGGATTGCGGCGGAGTTGGAACTTCTGGAACTTGAAGGATAGGAAAGCAATGAGCAATCTACCAACCACGGTTGCCGATGCCATCAACGCTGCTCGTGCAGCCATTGTGGCCGGTGACTACGAATCGGCAGAGCGCCTGACGGCTCACGCCAAGGCACTCAAGAGCCTCTCCACCATCGGCGGCGACACCATGCCACGCCTGCCGATGCAGTCGGCACCCGTTGCGGAGGGTAACGACAACGCGGCACTCAAGGCTTGGTACAATAACCAGTTCGGCGGCGCGGATCTTGTCCGTGATGCAGATGTGGTCATGAAGGATTTGTACGGGGCGAACTACCAGGGCGAAGCCTACCGCAAGTCGGCAGCGTTCCTGAACTACATTCGCACCGGACACATGGACGAGTATGCCCGCAAAGTGGTCATGACTCCGTCACAGGTCATGCAGGCACTGGCTGAGGGGCAGTCCTACAGCAGCCTCAAGGCGACCCAGGTTGAGAGCCAGGACGTGCAGGGTGGGTTCCTTGTTCCCGAGGATTTTCGAGATATGGTCGTACGACGTATCCAAGGTTTGACCCCGATGCGTCAGATTGCAACCAGCATCTCCACGTCTCGTGACCGCGTGACCATGCCGGTCATTACGGGTGGCGACGATCGCTACATCGGTAGCGTTCGGGTGACCAAAGTCGACGAGTCGCCAACCAGCACCCAGGCGCAGACAGATGCCACGTTCGGAGCGGTGACCATTCCGGTGCATACCGTGATGGCACACTCAAGCATCTCGAAGAACCTGATCGAGGACAGCGCGGGTGCAACCAGCATCATCCCGATCATGCAGGAGCAGTTCGCTTCGGCCTTTGCGGTGTTCGAGGATGAGCAGTTCTTGATTGGTAACGGTGTGGGTGGCCCGCAGGGTATCCTGCAGAACGCCACAACCGGCGGTCCGTTTACGTTCAGCTACGGCAGCGTGGCAACCGTGAACAGCGGTTCGGCAACGGCCATCACGGCGGACGCCGTGCGTGCGCTTCCCTACGGTATTGCAACGCAGTACCGCCAGGCCGGTGGCATGTGGCTGATGTCGAGAGGCACGCTTCGGGTGATCAAGAGCCTCAAGGCTGGTGACGGCACGTATCTCTGGAGCAGCCGTGGTGACACGCCTGCACTCAGCCAGGGTGCACCGGCATCGCTGGAGGGCTACCCAATCATGGAGACCGAGGTGCTGGCAAGCCCAACCACCAACAGTGGCACGGCGTATGCGGCCAACACCTTCCCGATTCTGTTCATCACGCGTCCGTTCTACCTGATTGTCGACAAGCCCGTTGCTGGTATGGCAGTGGAGCGCTACGAGGATAGCACCACGGCCAAGACCAACACGGTGGTTCTGGTCATTCGTCGGCGTCTGGGTGGCCAGGTCGTGCAGCCCTGGGCAGGCGCTGCCATGAAGATCTCTGCGTAGGAGGTACTGATGGGTGCACATGATTTGTTCAGTTCGGGAAATGTGAACGTTCGCGCTATTGCGAGCGGCACGTTCCTGAACACCGAGACCAACGGGACGGCGGCAGCCTATCCCGCGTTCAACCACGAGTACCACGCAGCGGTTTTCGTGGGTTCAATCGGCAACGACGGCACCATCCTGGTGTTCGCAGCTGACGGTGCAACGCCAGTCGGAACCGCCCTGGTGGGCACGGTCAACGTAGGCAGTTCGAACGGCCTGGGCGTGTTCGAGTTCAAGACGGATACGCTCACCAGTTTGGGCACCCAGTACACCCACTGGACAGCCCAGATCAAGGTCAATGCGGGTGGCACGTGGCGCGGCGGGTTACTCCTGCTTGACCACGCCCCACGCACCGCGGGTACTACTCCGGCGGCGAACGGCATCGCGTCACTCGGGACGCTGTACTACTAGGAGGTTCTCCATGTCGTACAACGTACCAGTTCGTACCCTCCAGGGTGGTAGCACCCTGGAGGTGGCAAGCGGTGGCACGGTGCAAATTGATGGCGTGCTGCTCTTGGGTGGCACGGCGATCAAGGCGGCCTACGGGACGGCGACCATGACTGCGGGCGGATCGGTGTTTGTCAACACCGGGCTCACCACGGTCGTGAGTGCTGCGAGCAACCCAATTCGGGCGGTTGCAGCGGTCAACGGGGCAGCCGGTACCTACCAGGTGCAGATCGACAATGCACGGTTTGCCAACGGTTCGATCACGCTACTGAGCGTTGCCGGTGGCACCATCACTCCAGGCGGCGGTAACGTTTCCTGGATCGCGTTCGGCGCGTAGGAGGTCACGATGGCGATTACTCAGGGGACAGTCGTTGTAGGCACGGTGGCAACGCTGATCCACCGGTCGACATCAAACGGCTGCACGGTGCACATCTTCTGTGGATCGGGCGGCCAGGACGTGACCTTAGGCAATGGCTCAGTCGTAGCAGGAGCTGGCTATATCATGCCTGCGACCAAAGCAACCGAGGTGGACGTCACCATCCCTCCAGGCGATAGCTTGTACGGGATTACGGCGACAAACACCCAAACGCTCTACGTACTGAGGATCGAGTACTAACACCGTTGGTATACGACGCCGCTATCAGCAATGGTAGCGGCGTCGGAGTAGCAGTATGACGACACCACGCTACACCACGCTCGGCACCGTTCGCGAGTATCTCTCGCCTGATGGTGCATTGGGTACCGTGCAAGACAACCTTATTACACAATGTATTCTCCGGGCGGAGAGTGCCATTGATTCCTATACCCGGCGCAACTTCGCCGGAACCGCGGGCACGGCATACTATAGCCGCTACTACGCCGATCGTGTGCGGAACCAAGCGTTTTACTTGGATCGCGATCTGCACACGTTGGTTGGCGTGGTAAACGGCGACGGGCGCAACATTCCGCTGGGTAGCGTCTGGCTTGAGCCACGCAACAACAACCCACCCTACAAGATCTTGCGCTTCAAGAGCGCGTTCGTGTGGGTGTGGAGTACCGATACAGACGTGATTGTATCCGGTACGTTCGGGTTTAGTACCGTTGCACCGACGGACATTCAGCAAGCAACCGTTCGGTATGCCGCGTACCTGTTCAAACAAAAAGACGTTGGTATCACCGATACGGCAGGCTTTCAGGAGGCGGGCGAGGTGCAGTACACTAGTGGTATGCCGCAAGACGTACGCTGGTTACTTTCACCGTACCGATCGAAGACAGGCGGTGCCTGGTAACGTGCTATAATGCTCCGGGCTAGACATCGCCGACGGGTGATGTGACACGCTGCGACCCTGGCAGTGCCCGGAGCAGAACAGGGCAGTACCTGAGGGAGGGTACATGCGGATCCTATGGGTTTCCGATCATCCCGCTGCAACCAGCGGCTACAGTGTGCAAACGGCACTCACGGCACCCAGGCTTGCCCGTGCAGGACTTGCAGACGTGGCAATCTTGGCTTCCTACGGCCAGCAGGGACACCAAGGCGAGTTTGAAGGCGTACCGGTCTACCCGGGTGGCCATGATCCGTTTGCACAAGACGTCATTCCAGATACAGCGCGTCAGTTCAACGCGGATCTGGTGATTACGCTCAAGGACTCATTCGTCTACAAGCCGGAGACGTTCAAGGGGTTGCGGTGGTGTCCGTTGGTACCGATCGATCACGACCCAGTACCGCCAGGAGTGGTGTCCGTGATGTTTCATGCCTACGCTCCGATTGCGTACGCTCCCAACGGTCTGCGAGCGCTTCGTAGGGCCGGTTTCGACCCGTTGTATGCTCCTCATGCCTACGACCCCACGCAGTTCTACCCGATGCCAAAGGCCGAAGCGCGGCAACTGCTCGGGTTGCCACAGGATAAGTTTCTCGTTGGCACGGTAGCGGTGAACCGTGGCGGCATTCCGTCGCGCAAGGCGTGGGACGAACTGTTAACCGGTGTGAGCCTGTTCCGGCGTGAAAGCCAAGCGGATATGCTCTACATCACCCACACGCACCCGGCTGACGACGGGTACGAGGGTGGACTACCACTCAGGCAGATTGCTGCGGATTGTGGCATCGGCGATATTACGCTCTTTCCCCACGTACCAGCGTACAAGGCCGGGTTCTCAACCGAGAAGTTGCGCTGGTTGTACAACTCGATGGACGTGTTGCTTGCGGTGAGCGTGGGCGAAGGCTTCGGTATCCCAACACTGGAAGCACAAGCGTGCGGCGTCCCCGTGATTGCAGGACGGTGGGCGGCACAGGAAGACCTGGTGTTCTCGGGTTGGTTCGTGGAGCCGGACGAAGCGCACCGATTCCGAAGCACCCAGATGGCGTACATCTATCTTCCTGAGCCGGACGCCATTGCCGATCGGTTGCGGTTGGCGTACATGAGCAGGGAGAACGAAGCGCTCAAGAGCACTGCAGCCCAGGGTGCAGCAGCGTTTCAGATTGATGACGTGATTAACCACTACTGGAAGCCTCTTCTCGGACACCTCGACGAACGGCTACAGCGTGACCGCATGGTACCGCGTGGTGTCGCTCGCATTGTACTGCCAGAGGAGGTGTTTTCATGAGAGTAGGCATTGTGACCCCGTGGTACGGCAACACGGCGCACCTGATCGCGGACTACGCTCGCACGGTTCAGGGTGCAGACGCCGTGGTCATTATCGACAACGCCACACCAATGGAGACGGAGCAAGCACTTCGGGACGCGGCACGAACGAACGGGTGGCACTACGAGCGGGAAGACTACAATACCGGATTCTCGTTGGCGAACAATCGCGGCTACTTCGAGCTCGTAGACATGGACGTCGTGGTGTTCGCCAACAGTGACATCACACTTCCTGAGCACGGCAACCTGATCGAGTCAATCCGGCACGACGTACGCCATGGTGCATTGTATGGCCCGTCACTCCAAGGCCAAATGGTAGCCGGTCGAATGCTTCCGTATTTGGAGGGTTGGTGTATCGCGGCGACCCGAAGAACGTGGAATAGCATAGCAGTCAATCCGGGCTGCCCATGGGACGACGAAGCGTTCCCACAACCCTATTGGGAAGACAATGATCTCTGCTTGCGGGCGCTTCAAAACAACGTAAGTTTGGTGCAAACCAACTGGCCCATCATTCACCTGGGCGGGCGTTCAGCAGGAAGCCTGGCACGATGGGCAGAAGCGTATGAATTGAACCGCGCACGGTTCGCAGGACGGGCGCTCAAAGCACTTCCCAAGTATGAGGAGGGTTATACTCCGATCGAGTTAGCGTACCGGCAGCACCTCCAGCGGTCGTCAGACATTCAGCAGCACCTGCCCATGCTCAAGGCACTTGCTCGCGGTGTCGTGGTCGAGTGTGGGACACGGAGCGGCGTGTCAACGGCAGCGTTCCTATGTGGCGTTGAGGAGCGCGGGGAGATTGTCATCAGTATCGACCTGGCCGATTGCTCGCACCTCTACCGCGATCACCCACGCTGGTCATTCCTCCAAGGCAGCAGTATCGACCCGAAGACGATCGAAGTACTCAGAACCGAGGTCAAAGTACCGATCGACGTGTTGCTCCTCGACACTGAGCACACGTACGATCACGTGTGTGCCGAATTGATGCTCTGGGCACCGGAGATGGCCAATGGTGGCGTCATTCTGGTACACGATACCGAAACGTTCCCAGGCGTGCGTCGAGCCGTTGAGGAGTTTGCTACTGAGCATGGATTCCCCTGCACGTTCGTTCTCCCGAATAACGGCATGGCCATAGTGGAGGTACGGAGATGATGGTCATCGACGCCGTACCATTCTTCAACGAGAATCCGATCTGGCAATTGCGATTTGAAACGCTTGCAGACGTGGTAGACGAGTTCGTGGTCGTCGAAGCGCGGCACACGCACTCGGGGAAGCGCAAGGATCTGCTGTTCAATTATCCGGCCAATTCGTCGTACAACATCAACTACCACGTGGTCGACCTGCCAGAACCGGCGCTTGAAGAGACGACCATACCGGCCACGCGGCGACGAGAGATGTTCCAACGCAACGCCATTGCAACAGCGATCATGGAGCATGTTCCAAACGTTCAGGACGATGATATTATCCTGCTCAGTGACTGTGACGAGATTCCAAACCCGGAGGTGGTTCGCGCTATTGCCGGTCAAGGCATTCCTGATGGACACGTGGTTATTTTCCGGCAACGGTTGTGCTACTATGATCTCAACACCACCGGCGGCTATGTCTGGCAGGGTACCAGAGCGGTGACGTGGCGCGATATGCGAGCACTCAGCCCACACATTGTACGCTACGGGATTGGACAGCCTGATCAACACTACCCGCACTACATGATCGCCTATCCTGGTGGGTGGCACCTCTCATACTTCGGTGGCCCTGATGCCGTACGCACCAAGCTAAAGTCGTTCCTGCACCAGGAGTTAGTCAACCCCGAGGTGATCGCGAACGCAGAGGCTCAAATGGCGGCGGGACACGACGTCTATGGGCGTGAGAACATGAAGCTCACGCGGGAGCGAACGACCGACGTACCACCACCAGTGCTCAAAAACCCGGAGCGTTGGCGGTGGATGTACCACGAGGATTACCGACATGGCTGATACCGACCTGGTGCTCATGGTCAACAAGTTGCAAGCATTACATCGGAATGTACCCGGCATCAAGTACGCACCTCCGCTCAACCAGTATCCAACACAACTGAACACGCCGTCGCTTCCTGCAGTGTTGACCTGGGTGGGCCCAGGGCGCTACAGCACCAAGGGTGGCGGGTGGAAGTGGGACGTACGGACGGCGCTCATTCTGCTCTACATTGAGCCACTGGCACAGAACGACATCCCGTCAAACGCGCTCAAGGCGATTACGACGCTCTCCAGTCTTCGAGAAACCTACATTGACATCGCCAACATTCCGCTTGCGAACGAGAGCGGGTACCAGTTGACCATCGAGAGCAGCCCAGAGATGACGCACACGGATAACGGCATTGAGCCTAATTTGTCGTTTGGTGGGGCTGCGTTCTATGGGGCACGGCTCAGAGTAAACGTGACGTTGCAATGGCCGTCATAGTGTGCTATGCTACGGCTACAGATGCGGTATGCTCTGTAGGCCGTGGGCGG